AACAACTATCCTTTACGGCGATTACTCAGGTCTTTCAGTCAACATGAGAGAAAGCATCACTATTGAGGTTCTCCGCGAAAAATACGCAGAGCTTCATGCATACGGTGTAATCTCATGGTTTGAATTCGATTCTAAGATCACCGATAACCAGAAACTTGCAGTACTTAAGCAGAAAACAGAAGCAAGCGAATAAGGCGGTGACAAGCGGTGAAGGTAAGTGATATCCGTTCCGATGTTGTCAAGGACTTCTGCGGTATTTCTGATGAAGAAAGTGACGGTATCCTGGCGGTCGTAATGCCGGCAGCCAGAGCCTTCATCCGAACATATACAGGACTAACCGATGCAGAAATCGACGAAAAAGAAGAACTCGGAACTGCTTATATGGCATTAGTCAATGATATGATATCGAGTCGTGAATACAGCAGTCCATCTGTTAAGAACATCAATCCTTGTGTCAAGCTTCTTCTTGACATGAATTCGGTGAATGGAGTGGGATAATGGCATACGACAAGAAAATTGAAATACTTGTGTCTGCGGATATCGTGGACGAAGTAGGAAACGTGGACTGTGTATGGAAAACAGTAATGAAAGCATGGGCTCAGGTCAACTCGACGGGTGGAAGAACGTTCTACGAAGCCGCCAAGAGCAACACACAAAACTATTTGACTTTCAGGCTAAGGTATAGCAGTAAGCTCAGTGATATAAGAGAGCACAGTACAAGGATCAGGTACAAAGGCAGACTGTATGAAGTACAGCACATTGACGATTATCTTGAACAGCACATGGAACTTGTTATCAAAGCTAATGAGGTGTTGGAATGAATATTGAACCGTTCGAGCTTACTGACGCTATAAAAGAAATACTTGAAACAGCATCAAGTGATCTGAAAAAAGAGCTAAATGGATTGACTGAGAAAGTCGCAGCTGAAGGTGTCAAAAATCTGAAAAAATCATCTCCGGTTTACAAAGGCAAGAAAAAACTAAAATATGATCCGGGAACATATGCGAAGTCTTGGACATACGCCAATGACTATAGTAAAGTGACGGGAAACGGAAGCTGTACAATCTACAATAAGTATCATTACAGATTGACGCATCTTCTTGAATTTGGTCATGTGAATCGCGACGGAAGCAGGACAAAAGCTTTTCCACATATAGCAGCTGTCAACGAACAGGTATGCAAAAAATTTGAAGAGAAAGTCGAGGCGGCAATCAGTGAAATGTAAAGAAATAGTCGACAGATTAAGAACGAGATTCAAAGCAAGTGACCTGCCGGTTGCTTACCATCACTTTAACAAGCCGCCTAAGATTCCGTTCGTTGTATATCTTGTAGCGGATGCTCAGCGACGAGGAGCAGATGCTTTTAATCTCTTAGAAGAGCGCACGTATCGAATTGAATTATATACAGACTGTAAAAATGAAGATCTGGAGAATAGTATTGCAGAGTTATTTGATGACCATGAGCTCAGCATTGACGAGGTATATATTGAGGATCAGCAGTTGTACATGGTTTCATTTGAATTCGACGCAACATTCAAGTTAAATGCAGGAGGGAAATGAAAATGCATACAAACAATGACGAAACAAAAAAGATTCCGATTGGGAGCGGTGAAATTTTCGTAATGAAGTACGAAAACACTATTCCGCTTGATTCAGTTATTGAAACTGAAGAAAACAGACTCGGACACATTGTAAACGGTGCGTCAATTGAATACACACCGAGCTACTACAATGCAAAAGATGATCTCAACAAGGTAAGAAAAACTGTACTCACAGATGAAGAAGTGAAAGTAAAGTTCGGATTGATAACATGGAACGCCAACACGCTTGATAAGCTTGTTGCCAACGCTAAGGTTACAGAGTCAACCGGAAAAAGAACGATGAAGATCGGCGGCATTGAGAATCAGGACAACAGCTATTATCTTTTCCGCTTCGTTAATCACGATAAGGTGGACGGAGATATCCGAATCACAGTTGTCGGAAACAACCAGAACGGTATTGCTCTTGCTTTTGCGAAGGACAAGGAAGCCAGCCTCAATCCTGAAATCGTTGTTGCTCCAATGGCTGACGGTTCTATGATCATATACGAAGAAGAGATTCTTACAGGACTGACAAGTCAGTCATTATATAATACTGAGGAGGATTAAGATGTACCGTTCTGAAAAAAGCGTGAAGGGAACGTTCAGAGTTGAGCTTGAATCTGATGAGAAAAGGTATGAATTATCACTTTTTTCTCCAAAACTTCGCTCTTTAAAAAAATTCAGCAAGTTAGATGATGCATCAGAGGACGCTATGGATGAAACAGCCGAATGCATATCCGAATTTCTTTCTCACAACAGGGACGGAATTAAGGTTAGTGCAGAAGAAGTACTTGATATCTTCGACTTTGAAGATATGACGGAATTTCTGAATGACTTTTTCAGCTGGGCAGAGGAAATTAAAAAAAAATAGGATTTCCGCATTTCCCGGAATCCGAACATAATTATACACACAGATATGTAGTTGAGAGCGGAGAGTGTAAGATTGTTGCAGACTATGCAAGGATCAGTATATTTGACGCTCTCGACTTATCTATTGAGGACTTCTACAGCCTGCTTCGTGATGCTGTTATATACAACAACATGCAGACGGACGAGGGAAACAAGAGGCTTGACGAAGCGTGGATATTTGAACAGGTCAAGCCAGACAGAAAGTCCCTCAGAGAAGCATTCGGGAAGAGGTGATGAAAAATGGCAAGCAAGAACATCAAAGGAATTACAATTGAAATCGGCGGTAATACGACACAACTTGACAAGGCTCTGAAGGAATCTGAAAAGTCAGCAGGAAGTGTGCAGAAAGAACTGCGTGAAGTAGAAAAGGCTCTGAAACTTGATCCGAAGAATGTTACATTATTACAACAGAAAGCGGAGCTTCTGGGGAAAGCTATTTCCGCGGCAAAAGACAAAGTCAACACATTAAAAGACGCGCAAGTTCAGATAGAACAGCAGTTCCGGAACGGGAATATAGGTGAAGAACAGTACCGAGCGTTTCAGCGTGAGCTTATATCAGCGGAAGCAGAACTGAGAAGGCTTGAAGATGCAACGAAGGACCAGACGAAAGCACAGGAATCTGCCAACAAGACAACCGAGGCAGGAAAAAAGAGTTTTGAATTGCTTGCGGCAGGAGCGGCAGCAGCATCTGCGGCAGTTGTGGCAGTTGCGGCTAAGTCAGTACAAGCGGCTGAGGAAATGGCTAACAGTTATGATATCATTGTGAAGAAAACAGGGGCAAGCGGCGAAGCTCTTGAAGATTTAAAAAGCACAATGAATGATGTCTTTACTGACCTTCCAATAGAAGCAGACACAGCTGCAATAGCGGTCGGAGAAGTAAATACACGTTTTGCCGTTACAGGAAAAGAGCTTGAAGATCTTTCGTTAAAGTTTATCAAATTTGCTGAAATAAATGATACAGATCTGAATAATGCAATAGGTATAACTGATAAGATCATGGAATCCTGGGGCGAAGATATCAGCCAGACAGAAAACTATCTCGGACTTTTAACATCGAAAGCACAGGAAACAGGTATTTCTGTTGACACGCTGATGTCAGCTGTACAGGATAACTCGGCTGTATTTAAAGAAATGGGGCTATCACTTGACGAGAGCATTTCTCTTGTTGCCTCATTCGAAGCAAGAGGTGTCAACTGCTCAACAGCAATTGCCGGATTCAAGAAATCAGTAATGGCAGCAAATAGCGAAATGATAAATGCCAATAAAGTCATTGAGGATAGTGTTGCTGAGCTTGACGATCTTGAACAGAAACAGGAAGATCTGAGAATAAAGATACTGAAAGCAGAAGAAGCACAAGCAGCTTTCAATGACGAAACGAAAGAAAGCACAAAGCTTGATGTTGCGAACACTCTGAAAAAGTATCGGAAAGAACTTGCAGACACCGAAGAAAAGATTTCATCGACAAAAGAGCTGATAGAAAATGCAGGGAATGCATCTGAAGCTGCTAATGAGACGATTGCAGACAGTATGAGACGCACAATTGCAGAGATCAAGGATGCAGAGACCGAGACAGAGGCTCTGACGCTTGCAACCGAGCTGTTTGGAACTAAAGGCGCAGCTGAGATGACAAAAGCGATCAGAGAAGGCAGATTCAGTCTTGAAGATCTTTCAGTACGCATGGAAGATTACAGCTCTACCGTATCAGATACGTATGAAAACACTATATCTCCGATGGAACAGCTGAAAACAACATCGAATCAGTTGAAATTGGTATTTGTTGAGATAGGGAACGCTATACTATCTGAACTGATGCCAACCATACAGGAGCTACAGCCGAAAGTCGGAGAAGCAATTGATAAGATCAAGGCAAAAATACCGGCAATAAAGACTGTTGTTTCTGATATAGTCAAGTACGTTAAGGAATTCGTCAAGTTCCTTATAGCTCATAAGACTCCTATACTGACGATATTGTCAGCGGTTGCTGCTGGATTTATAGCGTGGAACGTTGTATCAATGATAACGGGATTAATAGCGGTATTGCAGGGACTTCCGGCTGTTTTAGCGTCCATTAATGCTGTTATGGCGGCGAATCCGGTGGGACTCATAGTAACGGCTGTTGCGGCACTTGTTGCAGGCTTTATGTATTTGTGGAACACCTGTGAAGGTTTCCGCGATTTTTGGCTCGGTTTATGGGATGGAATTAAAGAAAAATTCTCAGCATTTATTGAAAACTGGAAGATTGGTGCCGATGGCATCAAAGACGGGCTCGGAAAAGTCAAAGATTTTGTCGTAGAGTGGTTTGAGAAAGTTAAAACCGTATTTTCAAACATTATCGACTTTATCAAAAACGTATTTACAGGAAATTGGTCCGGGGCATGGGAAAACGTTAAGACGATATTCAAGACAATTTGGGATAACTTCACGACTATTGCCAAAACTCCACTTAATGCCGTTATCAAACTTGTAAACGGACTTATTTCAGGCATCAACACGATGATATCAAAGCTTAACGAGCTCAGTATCGATATTCCTGATTGGGTGCCGGGAGTGGGCGGCGAAACATTTGGATTTGACCTGCCAGAGATACCGTCAATTCCGGCTCTTGCAAAGGGCGGAATAGTTCACAGTGGAACAGCTCTTGTCGGAGAAGCAGGACCAGAGCTGTTATCTGTTGCGAACGGAAAAGCAATAGTAACACCGCTTACCAATAACACGACTAACAGCAAAGTCAACAAGGCTGTGAATAATTTTTATAACACAATAAACATTGCAAGTGTAAGCAGTGACTATGATGTATCACGGATCAGTGAAGAACTTGCAATGTGTCAGCAGAACAGCTTGGCAGCAGTAGGAGGATAACAAGTATGCGAACA